CCGGTTCCGGTTCCGGTTCCGGTTCCGGTTCTGGGCGTTCCTGCGCGCGCCGGGCGTTCCTGCGCGTTCCTGCGCGCACCGGGGGGGGGTCGCCACGGAAGTCGCCCGCTGCCGCGCGCCCGGGGGGGGGTATAGTCCACCTCCATCGTTAACAGAAAAGAAAGGGGGGTAAAGCGAACAAAAATTTACAATAATTTGCAATTTCAAAAAGAATAAGGTATAATAGGATTAAGAGGCAGGTGAGAAAAAATGGCAAATTTAGAAGCATATGAGAAGGTAGTTCAGAATTTAAAGATAGTGAAGGTAATGAAGAGCGTGGGGCAAACGGATCGGGAGATAGCGGAGCGTATAGGGATAACGGTAAAGGAATTGCTAGAGGTTATAGGGTCGGACAATTATTTAAAGGAGATATATGAGAGGGCGCAAGAGAAGGTAGTAGCGGGGATAGAGAGCAAGTTTATAGAAGTAATGGAAGAGAAATTAGAGGAAGGGGATACGAGGGATGCGAAGTGGTATTTAGAGAGGGTATCGCCGAAGTATCAGAAGAAGGACAATGTGATGGTAAGTGTAAAGAGCATTGATGAGGTAATAAGGAATCGAGGGGGTTTAAGTGCCGAAGGAGAAGATGTTTGAAGGGATTGATTATGAGAGGACGATATTCAATCCGCGATGGTTCATGGAGAATTTACTTTACATAGTAGACAAGGCGGGGCGGACGATACCGTTCAAGTTCAACCGGGAACAAAGGCGTCTGATGGAGCATATAGAATTTTGTTTAGCGAACGACATACCGATAAGGATAATTTTATTAAAGGCGCGGCAAATAGGGGCGACGACATTTTTCACGGGATTAGGTTTTTGGTGGGCGGCGATGAATCGGAACACCAATTATGGGATAGTAGCGCATCGATTGGATTCGGCGCAGAGCATATTCGACAAGACGAAGATGTTTTATAATTTTTTACCGAGGGAATTACGGCCGTCGACGATTCAATTTTCGAGCGAGGCGATCAAGTTTGACAAGAAAGACGGGACGGGAATAAACTCGATGATACAATTCGCGACGGCGGGAGAGGGGGTATTTCGGGGGCAGACCTTGAGATATTTACACAAATCGGAGAGTGCGTTTTGGGACGGGGATATTGATTTAATCAACAGCTCATTAGCGCCTACTGTTCCTGATGTGCCGGGGACGATAATAGTGAACGAATCGACGGCGAACGGGTATAATCATTTCAAGGAAGAATGGGACAGGGCGGTGCGAGGGGAGAGTGGATATACGCCGTTTTTCTTTGGATGGCAAGATCATGAGGAATATCGATTGGAGGTTCCGTATGGTTTTGAACTGACGGAAGAAGAGACGAGGCTGAAGGAGAGGTTCAATCTAACGGACGAGCAGATTGCTTGGCGGCGGAAGAAAATATCGGATGATTACCATGGGAACGAGTTATATTTTCAGCAGGAATATCCGATGACTCCGGAAGAGGCGTTTCTCGCTAGTGGGGCGGGGGTATTTGACGCTAAGACAATCAAGGCGGGATATGAGTCGAGCAAAGAGCCGAAGTTAAAGAAAGAGATCAAGAGTTATATAACGCCGGAGAAACTGTTGATATGGGAAGAGCCGCAAGAGATGGTAGAAGAAATACGGTCGAAGAAGGCGGTATGGTCGGTCGAGAAACAAGCGTATGAGTATGAGGAAACGGATTTGGTGCTTGAGACAATCAAGAAGAAAGTGCCGTATACAATCGGGATAGATACAGCGGGATTAGGCAAGGATTGGAATCAGATTGTGGTGATTAACAATTTGACGAAGAAATATGCGGCGCGATTTGGGCAGAAGGACATACCGGAGGATGCGCTTGCGGATATAGCGATAGAGATAGCGGAATATTACAATAATGCAATGATAGCGCCGGAGACTAACTTTTCGAAGGAGATATGCAATTATATTTTAAAGCCGAAGTTTGACGAAAACGGGGAGAAGATAAGAGACGGGTATAAAAACGTATATATGACGGAGAACTTGGCGAAAACGAAAAAAATCAGCGTCGGGGGGGGCGTGGAATACGGTTGGAAAACAACGGGGAGCACGAAAGCCCCGATGATTTCGGCATTAAGGGCGCTTTTGAAGGAACATCCGGAACTTATTGAAGATAGGGAATTTTGGTATCAAGCGGAATATTTTTTGATAACGGACATTGCGAAGAACAAGATGGAGGCGGCGGGCGGACATTTTGACGATATAATAATAGCGGCGGCGATAGCGCATTATGTATCGTGCAGTTTTCAAGCGCCGCAAACGCCGATAATATTCAAGGAGGAGAAAGCGCAAAAAAGCGGTTGGATAAACGGGATATACATACCAAAGAAAAAAAAGTTGAGAAAGGGGATTTATAAGAATCATGCGTAAATGGTTGATGAAGGTATTCGGTATTCCGGAGGACATAGAGACGAGGATCGGAATATTGGTTGAGGAGAACAGGAAATTACGGGCGAGAGTTGAGGCTCTCGAGCAGTTTTTAGAGCCGGTAAAAGGGTATATAAAATCGACACCGATGAGGGAAGATATTGAGAGAAAAAAGCGGATGTTACGGGGGTATCCGGATCAACCGCCGAAAAAGAGGGATGAATAATAATGGCAGAATTAGAGCAAGAAAGAAAGGTATCGGAAGAAACTGAGGTTTATAGGCAGTTTACGACGGGGACGGCATTTAAGCATAGTATCAATTTGTTTCAAGAAGTCGCCCGGGCAACGCTTTTCGAGAACGGCTTTCAATGGGTAATGGATGAGGAACTTGATGATTATTCGAAGATAACTCTGAATGTTATAAAACTTATAGGGAAAACCAACAAGAGCCATATTTTGCAGAATGAATACGGCTATTTGGTGAATTCGACGAATTATAAAGATATTCGGAAGATACAGGACTTTTTGAAATATCTTTCCCAGAGCATGAATTTACGCCGGCTAGATTTAAAGATGCTTGCAGATGATTATACTAAAGGAACGGCTATTATGATGTTCTATTGGGATTTGGATAGAAGGAATTATTTAAGCAATAAAAAGGGATGTCTTCGAGCGGCGGTTATAGATATACGGCGTTTTGTTGTAGCCGATCCGTATAATCAAGACCTACAAGATCAAGAGTGGGTAATTTACAATACCGAAGTAAAAATCGGGGCGCTTAAGAAAAAATACGGCGAAGAAAAATGTCGGCATGTTGTTCCGGACGGCAAACTTTATACGAAAGACACGGAAAAGACGGTCGGGGCGGATTATTATGACGATGAACTTGTCAATGTTTATGTCAAGTTTTATCGGAATGAAGATGGGGAAGTGCTTTACACGGTTGCTACGCAAACGGCCGTGCTTGTAGAAGGCGAGGCAATGAATCCGTATTATTGGCCGAAGAATGTTGAGCCTACTCCGGAAACGATGGAACTTCATGAGAAAAAGACTAAAGATAAGCGCAATAAACGGGTGTGGAATCTTTATCCGTTCGTTCGGCTATGTCTTAACGAAAGAGATAATTGTTTTTACGGATATCCGATAGCCCTTGAATATGTTGAGGCGCAAAAGTCGATTAATAATCATTTTGCGGTTTATGACAAGGCATTGCAGGATAATGTTCTTGGCGGATTTGTTTTCAAGAAAGGTTTATTTGGGTCGCAGGAGATTACAACGGATAATGGCCAGATACTTGAAGCAGAAGGGCTTGCGCCGGGGGAAAGAATACAAGATGTATTTACGAGATTTCCGTCGGCTCAGGTTCCTGCAGATTCGGTTAGGTATTCGCAAGCCTTGGTTGAGGCGATTCGGTCTGTTGCCGGTGCTTCAAACGTGCAGATAGGCATGAGCGATTATGCCGGACAAAGCGGCAAGCAAACGGAACTTTTGATACAACGGGCGAAAGAGAATTCTTCGATAAACGCGATACTTTTCAACGAATATAAACGCGATCAAGCGTATATAATGTTTCTGTTCGCGATGTTTTATTATGAGCATGAGAATTTCATTATAACCGAGCATGGTTATGAAGAGGACAATTCGCGTCCTTATATGAACGAGAACTCGTTTAACGGGCCGGATTATATTGATGACGATGTGATTATTGATATTCGGGTTGGCCCGGCCCCGTCGTTTAGTGAATATGCGAATATTGAGGTTATCGGTCTGGCGGTTCAATCGGGGCAAGTGCCGTTTGAGGCTTACCTTAAAATGTTGCCCGACGGAATGATTTCTAATAGGCAAGAGATTCTTCGGAAGGTTCAAGAATATGATGCTGTAAAACAGAAGATTAGAAATCTCGAATTTCAGAACGAACAATTAAAACTTGTCATCGAGCAAATGACGAAGGCTTATGAAGATGTGAAGAAGGATCGGGCTAATATTGATTTGCTTATTCGGGAGAACGATAATTTGAAACGAATGTTGGCGGATGTTTCCGCAAAAGCGGTGCAAGAAAAGCAAGAATTATCCGAGCAAATAAAACAAATGGCTGCAGAAAGTCAAAGAATTTTGCAAATTTTTAGCAAAAATAATAATCGGAAAATATAAAAAAAATGTTAGAAAAATTTGACAATTTTTTAAAAAAATAATATAATTAATACAGAAAGTCGTGTTGCTGGCAGCGTTAAGCCAGTGTCGCGTCTCGGCGTTAAGAGAAAGGAGTGTAAAAATTAATGAACGACAAAGAACTGTTTAAAGATTTGCTGGACTTGGAAGATGACTTCGACGAGGATGACAATGAGGATGAAAGCCTCGAAGAAGAGGAAGAGAAAGCCGAGGAAAGCAAAGACGAAAAGGGATCTGCCGGCGAATCCGAAGAGGAAAAGCGGAGGAAGGAAGAAGAACAGCGTCGAAAGAATAAAAATGCCGAAGAAGCAAGGAAACGGCGCGAAAGAGAAGCCAAACAAAAGAAAGACGAAGCAAAAATCAACGAGATTGGCAGGCAGATCGAGGAATGCAAGAAGAAATATCCTAACTTGGATATTGCGGCTTTGGATAAAGATGAAAACTTTAAAAAATTTATTGACGGAAAATTGCTCGGGAAAAAGAATTTCACGGAACTTTATGAGGATTACATCAAGCTTCGCGGCTCTTTAAGCGCGAAATCGGAGGAAGAAGTTATGCAAGATTATCTGCTGAAAAGTCGGGCAAGCGGCGGGACATACATTGCCGGCGGTAGCGGCGGTGGTGGCCGGCCTTCCGATATTTACAGCCCAGAAGAATTAGCGCGGCTTGAAGAAAGGATTCCGTTTATGTCTGCTTCCGAGTATGACCGCATAGCCGATAAGTTAGAGAAGAGTCTTGCATTCTACGAAAAGAAAAGATAAGAATTAATTTTTTACGAAAGGGTGAGTGCTATGCCTAATACTGCAAATGTTAGATTACCAATGTTATCGCAGAAGATATACAAAGAATGGTTGGCTGAAACCATCCTTGTTCAGTCTTGCGATAATTCTTTTGAGGGTGAATTTGATATTGCGAACAGGGAAATTGACATCCCAGTTTACCATGACTTATCGATTCACCAGACGACAATTAAAGAACACGAATTGAAACCGGCGCCGATTGAATTCGTTCGGACTTCCACGAAACGTGTAACGATTGATAAGGGTCGTTATTCGCACTGGGGCGAAACGAATATCGGCAAGTTGATTAACAAGTTGACTGCAAACACGGGCGAAATTCGCACGAGATTAGCAAAGAAATGGGCTCTGGCGGCCGACATCGAACTGGCTATATTTTGTGCTAAACTTCCGAAGAGGCAGGAGATTGATTTGATTACGCTTCTGACCGATGAGGAGACTAATCCTGATGGAGAATTGAGACCGGATAATGTTGTTAAAGCGTTTGACATTTTGAAGGCGCATGTTACCTCTAAAAATATGACGGTATCCGATTTCAAATTATTTGCTTCGGAAAGATTGGAAGGTATTTTGCGCGACGCGAAGATTGTTCTTGGTAGCAATCTTGATGCTAATGAGGCTTTTAGAAAAGGTTTTGTCGCTTATGCTAACGGAGTTGATGTCCGCAAGCATGAGATTGCTGAAATTACTACTCGTGATCCTAATACCAAACTTGTTGAGGCGGAGTGGGCGATTTGGAAAACCAGAGATGGGATTCAATATGTTGTTCCTTATAAGAACACTGTTCAGTATGATATTTCCCCGTCCGAAGTCTTGATGGGGGGCAAAGGTTATCAGTCTCTTGAATACTATGATTTTTTCAACCTTTATCCCGGTCGTTTGTATAAAGTAAAAATCCGGTATACCAAAGGCTTTAATCCGCCGGTGTTATAGAGAGAGGAGAGAGATAAATGTCTTTTATCAATATTAAATTGAATATTCATCAGCCCGGCATTGACGGAGTTACTGATGAGATTGTTTTCACTAAGATTCAAGAATCGGGAGATGTATTGAGAATCCCGAGACGTTATCCGTTTGTTGACATTGCGAATTATCAGGAGTTGCGTGAAAGAGGGTATTTCCGTCATGCTACTACGGAAGTTTCCCGTGAATTAGGCGGATCTGATGTGTCGAATACAGAAGGCAAATTGGGTTTCCAGCTCCCGCCTACGGAAAAATTGA